TACAGAGTCGGTCTGGTGCAAGTTCAATCGTGCGGTTATCTTTGAGACTAAAGGCCAATGGCACGGGCTACCAAACCCTATACGCTGTCCAGAAGGAATCACAAGAAACAGTATCGCGGTCTACTATCTCGTAGAACCAGACGGGAGCCTAGACAGAAAGAGGGCGTTATTCCTCCCGACTCAGGAGCAGAAGGACAGTCCTGAGATTGCGGAACTGATACGGAAACGCGCAGACAACAACCTAGCAGCGAGTGTGTACAAATGAAAAAAGAAGTCTACGAGAAGCCCCGTCCTAAAGAACTAGGTAAACCAAAAGCACTCAGCCCCAACCAGAAAAAGGCGGCGAAGGCTTTTGCGAAAAAATCAGGCACACCCTACCCTTCCCTCGTTGCGAACATGGCTGGAGCCAGGGCAAAGAAATGAACGTAAGGGAAGCCGCGAAGGTTTTGGAGCGCATAGGTGTTGCGGGATATAACAAACCCAAGCGCACACCGAACCACCCCACTAAAAGCCATGTCGTAGTCGCAAAAGAAGGCGACAAGGTAAAGACCATCAGATTTGGGCAACAGGGCGTTTCTGGCTCGCCGGCTAAAAAGGATGAGTCGGACGCAGACAAAGCCCGTAGGAAGTCATTTAAGGCTAGGCACGCGGCTAACATTGCCAAGGGCAAGATGAGTGCGGCGTATTGGGCTGACAAAGTTAAGTGGTAGATGAGTCATCAAGAACAAACAGATTTCGTTGCGGCAGTAAAAGACAAGTACCCAGAGTCCTTCCGAAACAAAAGGGTGCTGGAAGTAGGCAGCCTAAACATAAACGGGACTGTTAGAGACTTCTTCACAGACTGTGAGTATGTAGGCTGCGATCTTGGAGAAGGCCCAGGCGTGGACATAGTTTGCGCGGGGCAAGACCTAGACTTCCCTGACAACAGTTTTGACGTGGTTTGTAGTTGTGAGTGTTTTGAGCACAACCCTGCGTATCAGGAAACGCTGAGAAACATGGTGCGGATGCTCAAGCCTGGCGGTCTACTGTTTTTTACTTGCGCGACCACAGGCAGACAAGAACACGGTACGAGACGGACAACACCGAAAGATGCGCCGTTCTGCGGGGACTATTACAGGAACCTAGTTGCGGCAGACTTGGACACTACAGGAGTAACTGGCGAGTTTTCTACGCTAAACACAGACCTCAGATACGCAGGAATTAAACTGTTGTAAAATAACCACGAACACCCGTAAAGGATTCGGATGCAGATTGAGAAGATACCGTTAGCAGACCTCATACCGTATGTAAACAACAGTCGGACGCACTCAGATGAGCAAGTCGCGCAGATTGCGGCAAGCATAAAAGAGTTCGGATTTAACAACCCTGTCTTGATAGACAAAGAGGACGGCATCATTGCTGGCCACGGCAGGGTGATGGCTGCTAGGAAACTTGGGTTAGAAGAAGTCCCATGCGTGCGGCTAGAACACCTCACAGAGACGCAGCGCAAGGCTTATATCATTGCGGACAACAGACTCGCTCTAAACGCAGGATGGAACGAGGAACTGCTAACAATAGAGTTAAACGATCTGCTTGCGGACGGGTTCGCGCTCGAGATACTCGGGTTTGATGCAGACGAACTAAAAGGACTCCTAGACCCTGTTAAGCCTACAGAGGGGCTAACGGATGAGGATGCGGTTCCAGAGGTTCCAGAAGAACCCAAGACCAAGCCAGGGGACATATATCAGCTTGGCAGGCATAGACTTATGTGCGGTGATTCCACGAGCATAGATGCCCTAGAAAAACTTTGCGACGGCCAGCTTGTAGATATGTGGCTGACAGACCCGCCGTACAACGTGGCATACGAGGGCGGGACTGGTTTGACGATCCAAAATGATGATATGGAGGATGATCAGTTTAGGCAGTTTTTGCGTGACTCCTATACCGCCGCCGACCTGGTTATGAAACCAGGGGCTGTTTTCTATATTTGGCACGCTGACTCAGAAGGCTACAACTTTCGGGGTGCGGCAAAAGACGCTGGCTGGACGGTAAGGCAGTGCTTAATTTGGAAAAAATCGTCTTTAGTGATGGGTCGTCAGGATTACCACTGGAAGCATGAGCCTTGTTTGTACGGCTGGAAGGACGGTGCTGGTCACCTTTGGGCCGCGGACAGAAAACAAACAACCATCTTGGAGTTTGATAAGCCCTTCAAGAACGGCGAACACCCAACCATGAAGCCAGTGGGGTTATTTGAATATCAGATGCTTAACAACACAAAAGGCGGCGACATCGTTCTTGATTCTTTTGGCGGCTCTGGCACAACACTTATTGCAGCAGAAAAGAATGGTCGTATTGCCAGGATCATGGAACTAGACCCAAAATACTGCGATGTAATAGTAAAGAGATGGGAAGACTTCACAGGTAAAAAGGCTGAACTACTAACTTTATCGGAGATATAAATGGCAGAAGGAATGGGGAGACCCCCCCATCAACCGACTGACCAGACGAAGCTACAAGCTAAGACTCTGGCTGCGGTTGGTATACGACACGAAGACATTGCGGCCAAGCTGGGAATAAGCGCAGATACGCTTACCAAGTATTACCGCCAAGAGCTAGACGATGGCAGGGTGGATGCCAATGCCCAGATAGGGAAATCTCTCTACGAGCAGGCAAAGAATGGCAATACCGCGGCGATGATCTTCTGGCTGAAGACGCGCGCGGGCTGGAAAGAGACACAGGTACAGGAACACACAGGCCCAGAGGGTCAACCTTTGGTTATAAATTGGCAGAAGTAACCATTCCATATAGACCGCGCGAGCCGCAACTTGCGATTCACAACGCTCTTGATAGAACTCGATTTGTTGTCGCAGTCGCCCATCGGCGTATGGGCAAGTCTGTTGCGGCAATCAACCACCTCGTTAAAGCTGCGCTCGAGTGCGGACGGGAATCTCCTCGTTATGCCTATATCGCACCCACTTACACACAATCCAAAAGGGTTGCCTGGGACTACCTCCTAAAGTACACAGATCCACTCAAGGCTGAGAAGAACATCTCAGAACTGCGGGTGGACTTTATGGGCCGCAGGATCAGCCTCTACGGTGCGGACAATCCAGACAGCCTTCGTGGTATCTACCTAGACGGTGTAGTGCTGGACGAAGTTGGGGATATGAACCCGAAGGTCTGGAACGAGATCATCAGGCCAGCCCTTGCGGATAGGCAGGGTTGGGCAATGTTCATTGGAACTCCAAAGGGAGCGAACCATTTTAAAGACTTGCGAGATCGTGCTGAAACCGAGCCTGGCTGGGCTTTACTGGAATTTAGGGCTTCTGAGACTCAGATCGTACCGCCCGAGGAATTGGAAGCCGCTCGTAAAGAAATGGGCGATGACAAGTTCAACCAAGAGTTCGAGTGTTCGTTCCATGCGGCGGTTGAAGGGAGTTACTACGGGGCTATCCTTAACGACTTGGCCCCAGAAAGATTCAGGGAAATCGTTAGGGATGACCTCTGCAAGACCTATGCGGCGTGGGACTTGGGGATGGGCGACTCTACGGCAATATGGGTTGCTCAACTTGCGGGGCAGGAAGTAAGACTCCTAGACTACATAGAAAACCACGGAGTCGGACTAGATTGGTATGTGCGGGAACTCACAAACAGGAACTGGCATAAAGCCAACCAACTTCTGCCGCACGACGTAGAGGTAAGAGAACTAGGCACTGGCAAAAGCCGCTTAGAGGTGCTTAGAGAGGCTGGTTTAGATTGCACGGTAGTCCCCCGTCTTGGGGTGGACGATGGCATACAGGCGGTCAGAAGGATGCTTCCGAGGTGCTGGTTTAATATGCCCCAAGTAAAACAGGGTTTGGACTGTCTAAGAAACTACAGGCGGGAATATGACGAGAAGCGAGCTGTTTTTTATGACAAGCCTCTGCACGATTGGAGTTCTCACGGCAGCGACAGCTTTCGGTATCTGGCTTGCGGCATGGATACAAATACCACTTGGGGCAAACCCCTAACAGTCACTACGAAATGGATTGTGTAAATGGCTAAGATGGACGAAACCCAACTCAAGACTATCCTCGAGGCAGAGATCGACAATGCTCTGGGATACATAGAGACAGAAACAACCGAGCAGCGCCGGCGTGCTCTCCAGTTCTACAACCGTGAGCCGTATGGCAACGAGGTAGAGGGGCGGTCACAGATCGTCACAGGCGAGGTGGCTGAAAGCATAGATTCGGCTCTGCCTGCACTTCTTCGCGTATTTACGCAGGGTGATGACATCGTGCGTGCGGAG